GCTATGATTTAACAACAGACACCAAGTTTATTCAGCGACTTGGCTTGACTGAGGCGCAATTAAATAAATACAGAGCACCCAAAGCACTATCTGAGTTGGATATATATCAAGCGGCTATTATCGGGCAAAATGGCCCAGAAGAAATGTTTGCACTTCCTTCAGGCACAAGAAAAGACATTCTTAGTTCGTCTGGAACTGTGGCAGATATTACGCCATTTTTTCCGAGAGGTACTTCATCAGACCTTATTGAGCGTATCTCAAGTAGACTAATGACAACTTCTGATCAGGCAGAACGTGCTCGTCTGTTTTTGCATCAAGACCAGATTCGTAATAAAATTGCCGAAGAGTTAAATAAAGGTTCTCAAGTCGTAGGTCATAACATAAAAGAATTTGACCTTAAAGTTCTTGATCGAGAAATACAACCAGAAGCTGTGGATACACTTGAAATGTCTCGACGTATGACACCGCGTGCTTCTCACACACTTGGTGGTATCTACAAAGATGTAACAGGTAGCGAACTAGTGGGTGCTCACGATGCATTTACTGATGTACAAGCAACAAAGTTAATTCACGAGCAGATGCGACCAAATATGCAAGATGATCGCCTTGGGGTTCTTGGGCAAGTTGCTGGTATGACAGGAGAAGCGCGTCAGCAGTACTTACGAGGTGTTCTACGCTACGCACGACCGCTGGCTATCTTACAGCAGTTTAAGCAGCGTGCACAATACTCAAGAAATGCGGCAAGTGGTATTAGCGGTGTCTCAGCGACAATGCGAGACCAAGTGGCCAAAATTCTTGGTGTTGATGCTGCAGCAATAGCAGCTGCGGATCCAGCACAACTACAGCAGCTTATGACTACACAAATTGATCCAATTCTTTCACGACATGCTGTTGGATTTGGTGCGAATAATGAGTTTTCACCATATGCTCAATACGCAGTCGCTGCCGGTGGTTTTCGTGATCTTGGCGATTTTAATGCGAGTTATGCAACGCTTGGGCAAGATTTAAGAACGCTCTCATTTGATGAGATTATTGCAAAAAGTCGGCAAGAGCAAATGCGTACATCAGGCGGTCGATCAAAGACGGCGGTGAGCATCAGTGCTCCCTCTTCAACAACAGTACCAGTGGCCATAGCTCCGGGAGTTCCTATGGCAACAGGCGCTGGTTTTGGCGGTGGTATGAGTGGTGGCGGTGGCGGTGGTATTGTTGGAGGAACTGGTGGTACGTTTGGCGGTGGCCCAACGGGTCCAGTTGGCCCAATCACTATTCACACTGATTCGACTATTGTACATTCTGCTGTTACTCATTTAGGTGATGTTTCGGCAGTACGCACTCCGTCAATTACAGGTGTAGATCCCACGGCGATTGGCCATACTGGTGGAGCATTAAGTGCTGCTGCACCTTCTACTGTCGATCCTTCGCTTGATCCAACGGCAGCTGTAGAAATGACTGCAAGTCCCTCTGGATTTGTTACTATCTCCAATGCAACAATTAGCACTTTAACTGGAAGTGCGGTAGAAGTAAAAGTCGCCGCGGGTAATACTGTACATGTGAATGCAAACTTTGGGGCAGATTCAGCAGGCGCGCTTAAAAAATCGCTTGTTTACGTCGGCACTGGCGGAGCAACTATTTCAGGAATGGATACCGGTTCTCGAGGTTTTGGCGGTGCGCGTAATTTTGCTTCATTGTCTGCTGAGCAAAAATTAGCATTAGCTCGATTAGACTTATTTAAAGGTGCCGCACGCGTCAATCTTTCAGAAGAAAGTGACCCAGTCGCACGCGAGGCTATTCAACAAGGATTACAGCGCAACTTTGGGCGGATTGCAGGCGAAATTCTTCAGTTTGAAAGTATAAGAAACAGTTCGATTACTCCAAGAATGCGTGGTATGATTGGTAACTTAATTTCTAATCCTGACGATTCATTGTCTTCTTTAGATGACTTGCGTCAGCAGGCAAGTAACCAACTTACTGATATTTTAGTTAAGCGAACACGAATTGAGGGTGACACTGGTTTATCAGCTGATGAAAGAGAAACTCAATTACAATCCTTACAGGAATCTGAACAAGCACTACAACAATTTACAGCGGTTGTTCTTCGTTTGTCCGAAGAGTTTGATCAGCTTACAATGGCTGCAACAACACGAGGCCCTTATGCATCAAGCGGTACTGGCTCAACTGCAGGGACTCGATCACGATACGGTCCTGCTATTGAAACAGAAAATATTGCTTCTCAAAATGCACTTAAAGCAATGCGAGCTCAGTACGATCAATACGCGGGGCGAATCGGTACACAAAATGTATACGATTCACGTAGAGCACTTACGGATCAAACGCGTCAAACTGCAGCTTCATTAATTAATCAAAACGAACTTGATACACTACTTACTCCTGCAGAAATGTCTGGTCTTAGTACAGCGGTCGCACCTAGCTATAACGAAGTCTTAGCGGCGGTAAACGAGATTCAGCCTATGGCCGATGAAGATCGTACTTTAGAACAGCTTGCAGTAAATATTACTCGAATTGCTTCGGGAGTTCGTGATTTATCCGCAGCTCTGGAAAAAATACCAGATACAGCGCTGACAGCTGAAGAACGTAAAATTAAAGAAGCGTTACCCGGAATTAATAAAACAGTTGATGCCGCTATTACTGAGCAAAAAGGAACAACGTCCACTCTTGAAACTGTAGATAGGCAACGAGCTAAAACTTTTGAAGAAAGTTTACAAGCAACTTACGGTCAGCAAGGACTTCTTCGTAGAATCACTGGTAGTATGCGTCGTGAACTTACCGATATTAATCGAAATTATTTGCAGAGTTTCCTTCCGCAAACTGCGGCGGGACAGCAAGCTCTAAATTTGATGATGAATCGACAGGGTATGCTAACAGCCTATAATAATCGAGGTCGAGCAGTAGTTTTAGATACTGCAAGTGAAGAAGAAGTGCGTAATTTGCAAAAAAGAGTAAAATCTGAAACAGGTGTTGATGTATCGTTAGAACAACTTCGTGCATTACAGACAGCATCTGCAAGAGGACGACAAGCTGGAAATCAAAGTCCATTTAATGACCCATTCTTCTTTGCAATGAGCAGAATGAGAGATTTGCAATTCTTTGGTCAAACAGTTATGAGCACAACTCAAATTCCACAACAAATTTCTCAAATGATTCAACAAGTAGGTGATCCTCAACTTCGAGCGGATCGAATTCTAACAACTGCTCGTGCGTTGTCGTTGTCTCCAGAGACATACACAAAAGCACTTGCAGCAGCAGGTAAACAACAGTCGATGTTCGGTGGTACGCTTACAAAGAATCTTGAAGAGATGACATCGTTTATTCCAATTGCAAACACATATGGAATTGATGTCGGAAAGTCAGTGCAAGTTGCACGTAAACTTGCGGCGTTTGACCCGGCACAGGGAATGGGTGGCGCAAGTATAGCACTTAAAGAGTTTTTGTCAGGTAATGTGTCGTCACTTAGTAGAAGATTTGAAATCAACCGCAGCGAGCTTTCCCGTATTAATACTGGGGATGCAGGTCAGATGCTTGAGTCTTTAGATCTTTTACTTTCTAAAATGGGTGTCACTGACAAGCTTATTGATGAGCAGGCAAATTCATTGGCCGCTAAATATGACCGCATGACTGGACGATTAGAATCACTGCAAGTGCAGTTTAGTGCATTTGCCGTCGGTTTAATGACTCCGGCATTAGAAGGAGTGCTTGGTGATGATTCAGCCATCGCTCGTCGAGTAAAAGCGAGTAGTACTCAAAAAGCAGTAAATGAACGATTGCGTTCTTATGCCGATTCTATTGTAGGTAATCCGGTAGCTGGGTTAAAATCTCTTGATATATTTTCGCCAACGTTCAGCAAAGAACTTGATATTGTGTTAAGTAAAGCAAACGATCGTACTATAGCAGAGGCAGGAAGCTATGGGGATGTGACAGGAGAGCTTTCTTCAGTCGAACTTTACCGACAGATTGGTAATATGACTGATGCGAACAAGCTTAAAATGCAACGAATGGCTCAGTTGAATGTACTTGCGGGTATGAATCAAGACGAAGCTATTCTTAAAGCAATGCGTGATACCAATGGCGACTTTAATACATCTGAAGAATTTATGGGTCAGCGTAGAAAGTTGGGATTTTACAACACAGCGTCTGCTGAAGGTAGGCAACGAGAGCGAGATGCGTTCCGTCGGGCAAGCACTAAAACGTTTAATTCAAACATATCTAATCCCGGTGAGAAGGTTACGCTTGTTAGACAGCTTGACGCAGACACCTACATAGTTAGGAATGCAGCAGGTAAAGAAGAGAGAGTTCGTATTGCTGGTATCGACGCTCCAGAAAGTGCTACAGAGGCAGGTGCTGAGTCAACCGAAGAAGCCGGTAAATTTCTAGCAGGAAAGCAACTACGATTGCGTAGACGTGGCGGATTAGACCCTTACGGCCGTACTATAGGCGATATTAGTGCAAATAATGTAGACTTGGCTTCAATACTTGTTCAGCAAGGGTATGCACGAGTATACAATGAATCAGACGCAACCAAAAGAGCTGCTCTAGAAATACTGCAACAAACCGCTGCCGATCAAGGAAGAGGCTCAGTTAATAAACAAGCAGCACTACTTGGTTTAGGAGCAAATCCAATTGTTTCGGATGAAGCTCGTAGTCAGTATTTTCGTGATACGTACTTAAGTACTGCTGGGTTATTTGGAGTTGGTGGTGGAGCAGTTTTGGGTGGCGGTCTTTTCGCACTGAACTCAGCCGCGGGTACTGCAGCTGCTACATCTCCCATAGCAAGTTTATTCACATTTCTTGGAGGATCTGCTTCATCAGCGGGTACTGCAGCAATTCCTGTAGCTGCTCCTGCTTTGATTGCGGCAGGTCTTGCAGGCGGGGCGTATCTTGGTTATGCATATAATAGAGATGTAAACGATACAAGTTCAGCAAAACAGCGTGAGTTATATCGCATAGAATCAGAAATTGAACAGCGTCGAGTATACCAAGGGATTGCAGATGAGGTTTACAATGAAGGAGCCGCTAAAGAAAGGGAACGTCTTTATCAAGAAGCGAAGAAAAATGGCCAACGATTCGGTCGCGGAGGAGGCCGCGGAGGCGGCCCCGCAAGCCCTATATCTCAGGTAAATTATTACGCAGAGTCTGCTCAGTTTGCACAAGAGTTAGAAGCTACTAATAAAGTAATAAGTGAGCGATACAATGGTCTAAGCGAAGCAGAAAAACGCGTATACGAGGTAATGGTTAACAATCCAATTACTGGTGAAAAATCCACAGTATTTGCTGCAATTAGAGAGATAACTGCACTTAATACTAGAGCAGCTGCAGCTCAGGCAGCAGGAACGCCTGATACAGTTGCCGAAGATTTGTTAAAAAATAAAGCATCTGAAATTAATAATTTTAATCGGGCTGCTACTCGCACATTTGAGATGGCCAAAGAATTAGCATTTGCACAAGAGTATGGTATAAAAGTGCGTTATCGCCCTGACATACCTCGCGGTGAGCGTTTTGAATCAGGTATGCTCGGTACATTGCAGAATAGAGTTATAGATGAGCAAACATACTACGGCCTATCTGATAGTCAAAAAGATGAAGTAAATAGTCAGTTAATCGCTGTAAGTTCACGAGCTAATTTTCAACGATTTGCAAAAGAATACACAGACCAGAGTATGGAGAAGCTGTATCAACTTACACAGCAGCGGTTTACTCAATTTACAGATGCTAATGCGGTTAATGCGCTTACTGCATACAATGCACCTGATAGGTCTGTACAAGCACTAATGGCAAACAATTACGGAATGCCTAACTTTACTCAGTTAACCACGCGCCAACGCATCGAACAAAATGCCATGCAAGTATTGAATCGATCTCAGTTTGTAGACGGAGTTGAGTACGACAAGAGTGCGGGCGATAACATTAGAAACGCTCAAGCTCAGGCAGTAAAAATACTTTTGAGTCAAATTCAAGCTTACAAAGAGCAAGAAGATATTACTCGTCAGTTTAACATTCAAGTTAAAGGGACGTATAGCAATTTTGTGCAGACAATGATGAATGCTGCTGACGGCGGAGAAATGCTTACAACCTACTTGTCTCAAGGAAACCCTCGTGGTTTCTTGGAATTAAGTCAGCAAATGAGCGGATTTAATGTACAAAGCTCGTTGCAAAATCGTGTGTTAATGAATAACGCCAATCTTTTTGGGTATAACAATCCAACAACGTTTGGTGTTTCCGGTCCCGGATATATTGCTCCATCATACAATATGGGATACACTATGGGACCGCGTGGAACATTAAAGTTTTCTGAAGATTTGCTAAGTGATCCTTCAAAAATGCTTTATAATCCAGCAACAATGCAGTCAGTAGCGATGCAAGCCGCGCAAGCAAATACAGAGTTAGTAAATAGAAATATTCAGTTTGGGTTCCGTATGCGTGACGCAAATATTAATCATAATCGCAGCCTTGAGGATATAAATCGAAATGGTATGCGAACACTCGAAGATATTCATCGCAATTACACAAGAAATATGTTACAATTAACACAGCAGGCTGAAGCGCAGAAGCGTCAGGGTACTGCGTCGTTTTACACTAACGCTGTTGGTGCAAACGTATCGGCGTCTGAAAAAGCTCGCATTACTGCAAAACGTGAGCAAGGCCAACAAGAAGCCTCCCATATTGGTGAAGCCGACGTTGGAGGGTACCTTAAAACACCTGAGGGTATGCAGGATAGCGAACTACAAACTGCATTTGCTGAGTACAATGCAGTGCCATGGGATAACTACGAAGTCAAGCAAGCAGCGTGGAAAAAAGTAACTGATCTTCTTGGATCACGTAGAGCAGCAGCACAGGCTCGTTTTGATAATGCTACGAACACAGATGAAAAATCCGCCGCTCAATTGCAACTTGGTTACCTTGGCAGAAGTCCAGATCGTGAGATGAACTACCGTAAGTACGTTGACGAGATGGCAAATCAGGAATTAGATTTTGCAGCACGAAAAGAGCAAGCGTTACGTAATCGCGATGATTTACAACGTGAGCGACGGCGACTGGAGCAGCAAGGCCCTGAATTGCAAAAAAGATTGGCCGAGGCAAAAACCCCAGAAGAAATGCGCTCTGCTCAGGATGCTATCGAAGATAACAGAGTAGCTCTTGAAAAGAATAGTCAAGCCCTTCAGCAGAATGCAAACGAAATTGAGGCAGTGACAAAAACTGCACCATTGTGGGCAGATAGTTGGAGAGAAGCTGGTAAAAATATTCTTGAAAGCACTCAAAGTACTATTTCTGGACTAGTAACTCAATTAGAAGATTTTAATATTAAAAATGCTCAGACGTTAGCGGACGCGTATAGAGGATTTACCCGCGCAAAAGAGGACATGGTTCGCTCGTTTGGTGACGCTGCCACGGAAATTGCACTAGCAGTTCCGGCAAAGTTGGCAGGGGTTATGGCGGCAACCACAAACTATCAGCGTGGATTTATGGAAGCAAATATACTGTTTGATGCTGGAAAATATACAGAAGCAAAAAATGTTATGAGCAACACAAATCGAGCAATGGCGCTCTCACTATATCCAGAAGGTACGCAAGGCTACACAGATATGATGGCCGCCTTAAACCTTCAATCAAACAGGTTTACCGCCGAAGGTATGAAAAGCGCAGATGATAATTTAGGACCATCAAGTTTATCTGCCTACGGTACAACAGTAAACGGGAAAAACGTACTGCGTGTCGTACTTTTTGGTAAAGAGGCAGATGCAATTGATAATCCGGGAACGGTATCCACTAATCAAGGCGGGGGTAATGGAGAAGATGCTTTTCTCACCAATCCACGTACTGGTGAGAAAGGATAAAGTACAAAATAGTGATAAATATAGAGAGGAAGTACCTGTGCTTCCTCTCTATAAAGGAGAAATATGACATATGAGTTAAGTCCGATATACTTTAGTGGCTATCAAGGAACAACCGTGTTCTATATGGACGCGAAAGCAAGCTCGGTTCAAAAAACCACAGTGACTTTTGGAGATAAGCTTGAAGCGGTGGACGGATCGGTACACTATATGCACCGTTCGTTTAAAGACCAGTGGACGTTTACATGGAACTTGATTCGTTACTCTGCGCCACAAGGCTACCCTCTTGCGACCGTAGAAAAACTAAAAGCGTTCTACCGCTCAGTTGCGTTATCTGGGACAAGCATTAACCTTGTTATTCAGGGTCAGACCTATAATGTTATTCCTGACCCAAACTCATGGTCGGAGCAATTATCGGCCAATGAGGTAACGCTAACAAACGTTCCATATTACACAGTAAGTTTTAGAGTGGTGCAGATATGAACTATCAACTTTCGTATCGTGTTTATGTTTCTGCGATTAATACTAAGGTAGATCAACCAGCAAATTTAATACCTAGCCAGTATGTGCAAGATATAGGTATATCACATAGTATGGCTACTGAATTAACCTCGGGCGTAACCCTTGGACAGATGGCACCGCCGGAGTGTTCAATAACGCTTATTAAATCCGCGTATAATTTTTTTGCGGATCGTCAGTACAACTGGAGATTGGCCAATATTCTCGTACTCTATTCAATAGACGCCCTTAATTTTTATCCTGCTTTTGCTGGATTCTTAGAGTCACGCCAAGAAAATCTGACACAAGTGGTATTTAAAGCTTGTGGGTATTTACGACATGTGGAGTACTATAAGCACCTCACACCTTTGTGGGAGAATAAACCTGCCGCTACCGTTATACCTGATCCACCAACACCTTACTCAACATCAGTAAGCGGTATCTGGGGGCAGTTGTATAATTCTCAAAATCCTACCACGCTTAGTGGTACCACAATAGGAACAATTAATACAGTATTCTGGCTATGCGGAGGCAGGCCGTACAAGTATAAGACTTTTTTAGAAGAGACCAATCAAATTCCACGGTTTTACTTTGACTGTGACGCGTCTATAATTTCCCCTCGGTTTACGTGGTTGAATCGCGAAGACATTCTACAAGATTTAACCGCTTTAGCTATTGCAGGCGGCGGTCAGCTAACGCAATCAGCGAATGGTGTAGTGCAGTTTGTAAATGCCCTTTCGTTTACAAAATCAAAAAATAATTTTACAATTACTGATTCAATGTTTTCTTCTTTATCTATCGATGACGAGGCTGCGGTGACGTTTGGTAAAGTTATCACAACGTTCTCGCCGCGATTTCTTGGAGCAAATAAAGCTTTAATCGATGCAAGTCTTGGTAAATACTTACCATACGGCGAAGAGTACATACATGATGTTGAGTTTCCGCAACCAGTCAGTAGATTAACTAATAATACTTACTACGGATCCGGTGTTAGCTTTGCCGCTAGCGGCGGTTACTTTGGAATTGATGAGTACATTACAAGTCGCGATTTTGTAAAAGCAGTTGATTTTAACGGCGACACTGCCTCTGTCTCTCTAAAAGTTCCACGGTTAAATGAAGTAATGTATCCTAAAAATAAATGGTTTTGGGATTCAGTGGCTGCGTCCGGTTACTGGACAGTCATTGAGGACGTTACAAAGACACCCGGACAGTTTATGCAGGTGTTTGTCCGTAATGACGACGTAGGTCGTGGTTTATACTTAAGTAAATTAACACTTTACGGAATTCCTTTAATTGCCGGTGAACAACAAACAATCAAAAAAGATATACCGATTGTGTTTAGCGGGCTTGTACAGACTGGTATTATTCCCTCCGGTTTTAGAGAAATTCGTATGAGTGAGAATGCATATGTTCAATCAAAGGATCACGCGATGCGTATGCTTGAAATTGTAAAGTATCTTCATAAACGACCTAGACCTGTACATCGATTTACTGACTTGGTTTATAATCCGACATTGGCCTTAGGGGACATTGTTTCTGTTAATAGTACGTTTTACCAAGTTAAGGGTAAGTACAAAATTGTTGAAATTATTGTTAAAAATACAGGAGCGCGTATGGATCTTGCTTGTGTAGACGTAAACGATCTAGCAGAGCGCGAAGATTTTTTTATAATTGGTAACAGCTATCAGGCTACTGATACAAAGTTACTTTCATTTTAAGGAGGAGATGTCATGATTTTTGCGCTTTCGACTCTTCCATCACTATTTGATGGGCAAGAGTTATCGGCCGCTGATTTAAATAATTTAGCACAAAATACTGAAGTTCTTGAGCAGATTGTAAACGGACCTGATCGTCTCTTTCTTAGCAGCTGGGCGTACGCACCTCCGATGTTTTTTCTAAGTAATACCGGAGATATTAGCGTTACGGGTAATGATGGTAAGGTAATTACGCTTAGCGGCAAGAAATTCCGCTTTTCTGAGATTGACGTATGGGAAGGTAGTTTTGTGTACAGAGAAGGTATGCACACACTACGAGTCGCTTTTCAATCGTATCGCGCAAACTACAGCGCAAATGGAAAATTATTTCGTCACGTAGACGGAAAGATGGGTAGTATTTGCTTATTCACTACTTTAAAGTATACTGACGTACCAATTCACGAACAGATAAAAAATCAGACTAAATACGGTAAATACAATAGAATATGGCGATACAATCCTAATATTGCGTTTGGTTCTCCAGTAAACACTTTTGAAGAACTGACGCTTGCCGCAAATCATACAAATATTTCGTATGCTTCAATTGATCTTACTAATTTAGATTTGACTCCGGGTGAGGTAGTAAGTATAAAGTTTCGTATTGCACCGTATAATACAACATCTAACAATCCTAATAGAGACGCCGACAATGCTACGTCCACGTACTATTTTAGTATGATCTATGCAAATATAGATCACTCTGTTGTACCGAACACATGGCAGAATTTAGAATCGATTCAATCGTTGTCTGATATAAAAACCTTAATTAAAAATCAACAGTATCTAGTTAATTATTTCAAAGTTTATGATAATCCACTACGAGTTGCATTGTGGGATCAAGTACTTGTCGGCTCTAATTTTCATGTTTTTAAGTCTGTTCGAGAATACAATATGTTAAATTATTTGTACGGGTTAATTCAAAACTGGAATTATCTAAGTGCCAGCAGAGTGGCTCAACAAGCACGTTATTATACTCAAAAACGCTTTGATTTAAAGAATACAATACGAGTAAGCTATGCCACAAGCACAAACACACTTACTCGATTTACAATGTTAGGTATCTTGTCTAAGAAAGTAACAAGCGCTGCTTGGTATAGATATGATTTAGATAAAGAAAGTAAGGCTGCTGTTCCTCAGTGGTATTCTACAGTACTTAATAATAAGGCAGTCTCCTTTTCTAAAATGGAGGGAAAGGTCGCTCGTCAAGGCCTTCTTCAAACCATGGGTCCTAGTAGTAGATCACCGGCTGTAAGTATCACAACACCGCCAAATTTTCCTGATCCCGGGTATTTTCTTTTTTATGCGGGTTCGTCAGCCGGATTAGAAAACAACGCAAATTACGGGGCCTCGTTTGCTCCGGAGTTTAACGGTTTTTACTTTATTAATCCGTCTACATTTAATCCGGTATCCTACTATAATAATGCCGCAACTACTGTACTGGGAACAAGCATTGACTTTTTTAAACGTGGTTCAGATAATAACGCATTGTATTATGCGGATTCTTTCAATTTCTCACTTATTCCCCAAATTGAGAATACAAATAGATTTTATCCTTTAATCTATCAGGCTTACAGTGGTTTAAGTAATCATTCCTCCTATTACATAGAAAGTAGCGATGATTACTGCGATTTCTCTGTTGATCTGCAAGAATCAGCAGAAGGAGCTACGTACTCAAAAGCAAGTTATATTGGAACGTTTCGTTTAACAGACGTTTCAAGAATCAACACAGAATATAATCTTGATGTATTTGAAAGGTATAATTCATTTAATTCAATTACTTATAGTGGGCTACTTAATCATCTTAATGAAATAAACACTCGACTTAATTCAGTTAAACTGCTTACTGAACAGCTTGATATTTATCGTTATATTCCTGTGTTCTGGACAAAACCTAAAAGTTTTTTAAATCATCATGACAAGTATATGAATGCCGGCTCTACCTCAAATGACGCTGATAGATTCTATTCTAAATTGGAGCGCGCTACGGTTTACTACTCAAATACGCGTCAGGCCGACTATCTAATTGTTCGTGGGACTAATATACGTATTGGGTGGGGTGGTTTTGATAAAGTTTACCGAGATAATCCAGTAGCAACTTGGCCCGCTGCACTTCAATTTGAGTTTTTAAAAGAGCAGTCACTTTGCGGTGACGTTTTAGAAACTATTGTACTTGGATTTGACTCTTTAGAAGGTCTTTCTCATGGCGAACGCTACTACTTACAAGGCGATGTCCGATATGCCGCAGAGACTATGGGGGTGCCTTAATGTCAGATAACAAACGTAGATCCCTTCCAAGAATTGATAATAACTATCAGATAGATCTTCGCTATCCAGATATCAATGATTTTCTCAAAGACACTTCCTTTGCACTTTTAGATAATCAGACAACAGAGATTTCTAGAATATCTAATGTCCAGTTAATTTACAGCAGCGCTCGGTCGGCACAGCAGGTAATGATTAACTCGTTTGTTACTTTTTTTAAGTTAAGTGATGTAATCATTTTTGCGTTTACCGAAGATCAAGAGTTATTGTACGATTTTTTAATAGTCCCTTCGCTGTTAAACGTTCAACTTACACAATTCACAGCAACTCGTTCTAATCAAGAGGCACTTGTTCAATCCGTTCAGAATTACGCAAATGCTAATTTAACTGATGCTGCAAATTTTAATATCCAAATTAGTGCTAGTAAGATTGCTTCTCTTTTGACTGACGCTTTGCACTATAAATTACAAAGTATTCTCGCAGCATTAGATTCAGTAGAAATAGGAGACCCGTACGTTTATTTTAGAAATAACTTATCTAGCTTAACAATGCAACTTGATTTTTTGTATCGATCTACAAGTTCGAGTGAGTATCAAACAGGATTTTCTCTGCAAGTAAAGTTTGAGTATTTAGTTCAAGTAGAGTCACCTGAGCCACTTGTTTCAAGTGCCTCTGTATCTGTCCCGGTCTACAATAAAAACAGTAATCAACTTTCAATTCTTCTTAACGGGAAATTTACTCGATCGGGTCAACTTTCTTTTTCTTTTTTGAAAAACAATTTATTGACTAATAGTTCTTTAAAATTACCTATAACAACCAACACGTTATTTACTGCAAACGAGTCTTTAGGTATGAGTGACTACGTTATTGATGCGGTTAGTGGTCTTTACATAGATCAGCCTAAATTGACATATAATTACTTTTTTAAACCTGATTCCACTACGGTTACTTATACGGGAGTATTTTTTTCAAATTTTACACATAAACCGACAACATCAAAGTTAAATTTAGATACTAGTAATTATACCTGCTCTTACAAAGCTGAAAATAATCTCTACAATGTAACAATTGGTCTTAGAGTTACACCAGTTAGTACTTCAGCTGGGATTTTTAATCAGCTTCTTCATGAAAGTACTAGTGAACCTAAAAATCCGGTGCAGCTACGGTATCAATTAAAACTGAGTGAGTATGTTATGAAAGAAAATTTACGAGGAATCGAGTTAGATACTGCCTCTGGACAATTATTGATAATTGGGTCAGTGAGTAAGAGGACGGCAAGCCCAGCGTCTCAGTTCACTGCTTTTAAAAGCGGCTCACACTCTAATACTTACTCTTCAACTCAAGTTGAAGCAGATGGTGTCTTTTTCCAAAAGTGTAGTATTCGTGTAGGTAAGTCGTTTGTTAATCAAGCCGATTATACTTCAGTCAGTCTTAGCAATATCGAGACTTCGTTTCAAGTGTCCGCCGATCGTTCGGCACCGTTAAGTACAACTAACATAAACGTGGTGGATATCTTGTTTAAGTGGACTAATCTTACCAGCACTGAATTAGCTGCGCTTTACCTTATGACAACTAGTAAACAACTGTCGTTTACTTTTTACGATTCTTTTTTTAACGAATTAGCAACTTCTGCCTTTACTAACATACCCACCGTCGTTACGCGGGCGGAGTCACCGTTTATTAATCCCCAGCAGTGGGTGTTTTACGGACAAATTACCGGATCTTCTATTTTTCAACCTAAGTCGTTAATTCCATCCACTGCATTAACAGTAAATGGCACACCGCTTGATGTTGTAAATCAACTACGCGTCATCTCGGCTACAACGTTTGATTTTGATAGTATCTCGGTACCAATAAACGAATCATTTTCGTTTAATACTAAATTGATTTGTATTGCAGAGTATGCTCAGATAGTAAATAAAGTCGAAACATACAAATACTCGACTATTAATCTACCGTTGGTCGAGGGGGTACATTACTCAATTGAAAAGTTTTTAATAGGTGGCTCTCAAATAAGAAAGATACTTATAAGCAGCGATCAGAGAAAACTAATAGCTAAGGCACTTCAATTTACAACAAATCAAAAATACAGGTTAAGTATCTTGCTTCCTTTTGACTTTGTTAGACAGTATGGAGTAGCTAATGTGACAAAACATCTTGTTCGTTCGACTTTGTCACTGCCGACTAACAAATATACTTACGGTTATATATGGAGGGTCAAATGACAAACTCGGATTATCTATTAAATTTAAACACAGAGCAATCTATTTCTTACGCTGACTCGTATGGAAGATTTCAGACTCAACTTCCTCTTCTGTTTTCATACCCTACTCAATCCGGTTCTCTAAATCCAAACGATTTGTACTCGGATAATTCGGAACAGTATTTAGCATATCCAGCAGGGGTACATCAGACTACTGTAACAACGAGTCAGCTGGATCGCTATGGTAGTATTACTCTAACAACCAGTGGTTCAATTTCTTTTTATGTGCAGTCAATGGAGTACGCGGGCGACAGTAATCCCGCGTACATTGCCGGACCTTATATAGTATCTGGTGAAGGTGGTTTAGACGATTTATTTATTGCGACTTACTACGATGACACACCGCAAAATCCATTTGCAAACAGCTTCTCGATTACAACTCCGGGTACATACTCAGTAGTTTTCCCTAGTCCTCTAGTAAGTCGTGCTTTCACAATTACTCACTCGGGCTCAAGTACTTATAGCATAAGTCAAATACTTCCGCGAAAAATTATACAAAAGTATGATATAGAAGTTAACTCTATTAAGGCGTATCATGTGTCTTCAACGCTTATCGATACAATTGCACTACAAGTTTCGGACTCTATTGTAGTAGGGTCAGGCTTAATTGGCGAAAAAAGCATTGATGGCGGTAAGATTATCGACGGCACAATATCGGGTGTTCTGATTGCTAATGGAACAGTAACTGGTAATAAAGTACAAGCTGGTACAATATCTGGCGTGCTTATCGCAGGATCAACTATCACTGGAGACAAGATCGTAGCCGCGACAATTTCAGGATCATTAATTACGGCCGGGACAATAACCGCAGATCGAATTGCCTCTAGCACTCTTACTGCATCCCAAATAGCTGATGGAACAATTACAGGCCAAAAAATTGTGGCAGGTACTGTATCCGGAGTGTTAATTGCGGATAACACAATCTCCGCTAGTAACATACAAGCTAATACAATTACCGGAGATAAAATTGCAGCAGCTACAATCTCAGGCTCTTTAATCACCGCAGGAACTATTACATCTACGCAAATTGCGGTCAGCGGTATAACTGCAGGAAGTCTTGCAGCTAACTCAATCACGGCGGATAATATTACAACACGAACAATAACGGCTGATAAAATTGTGCTCAGCGGTGTTACTGCTGATTTACTGGGCCCAGAAGCAGTCACCTCAGCCGCATTAGCTAGCGGTGCTGTTATCAGTGGAAAGCTCGCCGTTGGTGCAGTACAGACGAACAATTTGGCTGCTGGGTCCGTGACTGCATATGCAATCGCAGCGAACACTATTACAGGCGATAGAATTGCAGCAAATACAATATCTGGTGCCCTTATTACAACGGGAACTATTACTGCAGACAATATAGCCACTTCGACTTTAACAGCTGCTCAGATTGCAGATGGAACTATAACCGGTCAAAAAATAGTTGCAGGCACTGTATCAGGTGTGCTTATTACTGACGGCACAATCTCAGCAACTAAAATACAGGCAAACACTATAACTGGAGATAAAATCGCCGCACGAACTATTTCGGGTGTCTTATTAACGATAAGTGGCATAAAAGCCGAAAATATTGAAGCTGGTGCAATTACTTCTGACAAAATTTCAGTGACTAATCTACAAGCAGTTTCAGCAAATACTGGAAGTCTCACAGTAAACGGTACAATTACTGCGGGTCAAACAAAAATTAATACTTATGGAATGAGTGTCGGTAGTTTAGCAGACCCGCTTACGCAGGCGGCTTTACCCTCGCTTAATTCTAACGTGCTCACTATTGTAGCTTCTGGAACATCCGGTGATCTGCAAGGTATAGCTATGTTTAATATTGCTCAAAGTACAACAACGCCGCTCGCATCAATTAATTTAGATGGGACAAGTACATTGGAGATTGCAAATAATCTTTCCGACAATACTGCGGCGGTTCATGTAAATTTTAAAGAATCTTATACAGGTCAGTTTAGAATTTATAATGGTAACTTTGATATGAGAAGAACTCCGGGTACACCGCCTAATATTCCAACAGGTTCTATTAGAGGATACGATTCTGATCAAACAACTTTGTATGAGTTAAGTAGTGATAGAATATCATTAAATTCTACAGCAGGAGTAGGTATTTTTAATGTCGAGGCTAATACAGGTGCAGTTACAATTACAGGCGACGTGGCAGTTAACACGAACAAGTTTAAAGTAACAGCTTCTACAGGTAACACATCAGTTGCAGGTACTTTAGGAGTTACTAGTGATCTTGCAGTTAATACAAACAAATTCAATGTAACAGCTTCTACAGGTGATACGTCAGTTGCAGGTATTTTAGGAGTTACCGGTGATCTTGCGATTAACACCAATAAAGTTAGTATTACAGCCTCAAACGGGAATACCGATATTCGTGGTAATGTAACTGTTAGCGGTAGTATTTCACATAGGGACGCAGGAATTTTATCAAGGTCTGCGGGGCAGACTGTCAATGCTGGTACTTCTGCAAGAGTGCAACTAAACGTTGCTGGTACCGGTAATATTTTAGGGAACGCAACAACATACGAAATTACTGTTACTAATGCCGGTCTTTACATTGTAAATGCCGCCCTGGGTTCTACTACCACTAACCTACCATGGAATGTGCGCCAAAACGCCACTAGTTTTACAACAGGTACACAGGTGTTACCCGGGCTTACATTTAATGACGGACGGCAACTTAATACAACTATATTTTATTTAAGTGCAAATGATACTGTCGGACTTTTTGTAAACAATACCGGCGGTAGTTCTGCTAGCGTAACTGGTGCCTTAAGAGTAGTGAGGTTAACATGAGAGTTATTGAAATTTTCCCTGTGGTACGCTGGATTGAGGTTGATTCTACGGGAGTAGAGCGTATTGAACCCCATGAACAGTGGGCTTTGGACGTAATTAGAAAAGAGCGGAACCGACTTCTTAGTGAGTCAGACTGGAGAGTTCTACCAGACTCCCCAATAACTAACAAAAATGAATGGTACGCGTATCGACAGTCTTTAAGAGATTTTCCAGAACTCGTACTAGCTCAAAAATTTAACAATGTTGCTTGGCCGACACCTCCAAGTTGACAAGAGTCTCAAAAATAACTATAATTAGGAGTGACTATGATAACAACAAGTGGTAATCTTGATTATCTAATCGACTCAGTGCGAATACGCTTGGGTGATTTTAGTGGTACGGCATTTTCTAGTGCGCTGGTGCGTACATCGTTAGTAAACTCTGTGAAGCAACTGCAAAAGCGATGGAGGGCAAAGTACCAGATACTTACTGCGGATGCAATTGCAGACTTACAACCTCAGGGGGCTGCTGAGTCCGGTCAACTGTGGGTAAGCACAGTTAATGGGTATGCATTTATAAGTTCATCATTTAATGTAAACGATGTTTATAGAAATCCATTTTTAGATTTTGATCAGCCGGATCCCCCAGTAATTGAGCAGATTGATGAGGATGCCATTGTATTAATGGCTGTGTATTTAATTCATTTGGCTAAGATTACAAGTAGCTCAACTACTTTCGTTTCATGGTCAACAGAAGATTTAAAATACACAAATACTGAGTCTTCTAGAGCAATGAAAGTCGTTCTCGACGCGTTGCTAGAGGAGATAAATTACCTGTTTAAAACAAAAATTGCGGTGCCGAAATCGACAAGACAGCCCGTAAATATTGTTACAGGAACTAAGTACTATTAAAGGAGTTCTTATGGGAAGAATTGTACCAGTACAGAAAAAGATGCTGTACATCGGGGATTTTCCAGTGCAAACTGGTTTCGGAGTTGTCAGTAAGAATTTGATTGAAACGTTCCGTAAAAAATATGATTTACACATTATGGGTGTGAACTATTACGGTGATTATGACCCACTGTGCGAAGGACTTAAAGTGTACCCGGCTTCT